ATTATTCAAGTCTTTAAAGATTGTTGTGGTGAATTAAGTGAAATTTATAAACAGATTATAGAAGCTAGTATGGAAGTTTAATAATAATCACTTGTTATCTGTTTGAGGTAAATCCGGGGTTAGAGGTCACTAATCGTGCCTATGGTATACCCACCCATGTCGCAACCATCCGGATCCGTACAGCCCGCGGCGTTTTGAGCAGCGAGTGTTCCTTGCACTCCGTCGTGTCCGCCCCCTTGCCCCTCAACAACCTTACATCCACAAACATTCTTGAGCATATTAGCTAAAAGCATACCTAGAATTAAAGCAACAACGCAACAAATTATTTGATCAGTTTTCATAGTTTTATAAAATAACATAGATTTTTTTTTTCCATTAATGATTAATTTAATTAAATTAAATTCATTTTAATATTCAGTATTACTTTAAATTTAATAATAATTCAGAATAAAAGTCAATCTTTTTACATCCATATTTTGTAAATAATCATTAATTAATTTATAATTGATTTTTTGACCAGATGATTTATAAATATCATGCAATTCATAAATAATTGGTTTCAACTGAAATGGTACATCTTTAGTAACAATATCTTTTTTAATAAAATGATTACAATAATTACTATATAATTCATTTCTCATAATTTCATATTTATTTTTATAAACTTCAAATATTTCTTTATCATTTTTATATACTTTTAAATATTCATTTATATTTCTTTGTTTATATAGTATAAGGAATATAAACAATTTATTATTTTGATTTGGTTTCAATTCAAAAATATATTTATAATCATCTGTAATATAAATATGTCTTGAACCATTTTTGATAATATTATATCCTTTATCATATTTATGAATATCTAATTCTCCTTTTTTTAGTTCATGATAATTTTTATATTCTTTAACATAATTAAATGTATATTTATTATCATTTAAATTAACTTTATTAGGTACACCATTATCTAAATTATATTCTTCTACTAGAATTACTTTATTTTCTTCTACCGGCGTTATATTACTATTATCTTTATGTTGAAGAACAAATGAATATGAATTATTTGTATTCAATTCATTATATTTATCAAAACATTCATTAAACATATCTTTAAAAGATTTCTTAGAATTCTTATTCCAATAATTCTTTGCTCCAATATATGATCTAGTAGATAATGTCCATTCATTATTATGGTAAAATACATTAACCATTGTACCATCATACATTCTAGTAATTGCTATATTGTTTTCTAATAAAATAGTATGATCAGATTTATTTGATTTCATAGGTGAAATACACACTACATTATTAGTTTTTTGATTGATAATGATTGATTTAAATAATTTAGTAAATTCATTTAAATTTGTTTTATCATTATATTTAATTAGAGATAAACCTAGTACATTATATGTATTAATTAGCAGTCCCATATTTTTAAATTTAACAAGATAGTCATTATTTTTATTTATAAAAGTTTGAATTTCCATTGTTTATTCTATATTGTTTTAAACTTTTAATTTTAAGTATTAATTAAAAAAAAATAAGATATATATATTATATTAATATGAGTGAAAATTCTGATAAAAGTCACGAAACCGAAATTATAATTAACCAAGATAAATCGGACGCGCAAACAGAACAATCTTCACTTGATTCATCTAATCAATATGAAGAAGATTATGATATGAGTGAGGATCAAGGAGATAAAGATTTCGAAGTAGATAATGAAACACACGGAGATTTGGGTGAACTTATTACAGATAAAATAAATCCTCAATTATATATTACAGGATTATATTTATTAATATTAGAAAAATCTGATAAATTTAAAGATTATATAGGTGAAATAACAGAATTAAATGAAAATTATTTTATTCTTAATAATGAATCAGAACAAAGAATTATAGTTAATTTAGATGATGTAGGAAATATAATTTATAAATTACCTGATGATACAAATATTATAGATATTTTAAATATTAAAGAAGTAGATCCAGAAATAGTTTTAAAAAAAGATGATGATATATTTAAAGATGATGAAATAAAATTAAAAGTAGAAAAACTAGATAAACAATTTAAAAAATATAATGAAACCGAAATAAAAGAAGATTTTATATCGGAGATTATAAACTTATATAATATTTTTGATGATGAATTATTAATAAAAAAAATAACTGATATGTCTTATTCATTTTTTGATTTAATAAAAGATAATCAATCGATCTCAGATATAGATAGAACGGATGCATTATCTTTTATTAAATCAATGATTAATAATAATGATTTTGAATTACCATATTATATATTACCTATAGCTGCTTTAAAAAAAAAAATATATGAAGAAGGCGATGAAGCATTTATTGGTAGTGAAAATATTATAATTTCTGATGTTGATAAAGAAATAGTAGATAAATATAATTCAATGTATGCCGATGGAAACGGTTATATTAAATCATTAGAATCATTATTTATTACTAAATATAATTCTTATATTAATAATTTAGATAAAAATGGGTTTATTATTAACTATCAAGGACATATTATTAGAGAATGTTTCGAAGATTCATGCGTAGGATTTAATATAAATAATATAAATAATTATAAAATAGATTTATTAAAATCGAGGAAAGAACTATATGCATTAGATAATTCTGAGAAAAAAATATATATAAATTCTGAACAATTTAATATTTCAGGATTATTATTTATGCCAGTACATTTAAGTAATTATAGATTACAATTAGATCTAAAAAATAATCATTTTAATTTATTTGAAAATGTAAAATTATCTCATAGAAGTTATTCAATTAAATCTTTCAGGAAAAGTTTTTTAGAAAATGATTTCTCATCTAATAAAATTAATAATGATTCATTAAAAGCAAAGTATAATAATCAATTATCAGCATATTTATTTGATTTAGAAAATAATATTACTTTAGATAAATTATCAGAATTATTAAGTAAAGCATTACCTAATAATAAATCAATTATAAATAGTATCAATAAAAAAATATTAAAATATATATATAATTTTGAAGATTTTGAAAAATTATTATTATTTTATAATATTAAAATTAATGATTTATTAGAAGAAGATAAAAATGAAATAATTGATTTAATAAAATCAAATATAAATAATTATGAAAAAATTTATAAAAAAATATTAAAATCTGTTATAAAACCCTTGAAAAAAGTAAAATATATAACAAAAGAATTAACTATACATGAGAAAATAAAATTATGTAGAGAATATATTCTAAGAAATACAAATATTGTTGAGAGAAATTATTTATTAACTAAATTTATAAAAATATACTGCAGAGAATCAAATAATCTCACTGAAAATAATAATTGGTTATATTCTAGTAAAACTAATGAACAAGTGTTATGTAAACATTATTTATATTCTAGTAAAATAGACAAGAATCCAGAATATTATGATAATTTAAAATCATTATTTTGTCCGCAATCAGATGAAGGACATATAACTTGTGTAAATTGTGGTCATTTAATTGATAATGTTGATTTCTCATCATTTCAAGGATATAGTGATGGAAAAGTCGTAAATACCACCGCAGCACTAGAACAAGAGGTTATTGTTAATGTATCTGAAGGTAATACTGAAATAAAAAAACATATAAATATGGTTTTGAAAAATTTTAATATTAAATTATTCCCAGATGATTTAGAAAATATTGTTGAAATAATGGTGATTTTTGATACTGATAAATTAACTGATTTTAGATATAATGAATCTAATTATATAAATAAATATTCAAAGAGTTACGTATATAAAGGTAAAGATGGTAAAGATAATCCAAAACTAAAAAAGAAAATAATTAAAAATTATAAAAATTATATAATCAATTTAAACAATTTTTTGATAATTCCATTTCTAATATTTATTCATATACAAATCTCGAGCAATATTTACAAAGATAATATTAGTGAAATATATAATGTATTAAATTATGATGAAAACGAAACATGGAAATTAATATCTACAACTAATAATCATAAAAGTATTAATAATAAATTAATAGAATATATAGAAAGAAAACTTGGACAATCATTGAAACGAAACAAAGAAATATTATTACATAAAGAAGATATTGATGATCAATTTGAGAAAGAGTTTATAAAAACTATTAAATATTTCTTACAACCACAATTTAATTTATATAGTAAAATTAATAGATATTTTATATTAAATAAAAGTACTGGTAATGAATTTACTAAAGAAACATGGACAACCTATAAACCTATTTATGATAATAAACTAGTAATGAGTATTAATAAATTTATTTCATCAAAAGATGAAGAAATGAAAACATACTTTATAAATAATGATTCATTAGAAAATATATCATTATTAAAAGATATTAATAAAATTGAACCCAAATTTATTGAATATAAATTACCTGTATCTACATTAATAGGTAATCAATCATATAAAAGATTATATATGTATTCATTAAAATTAAATGGTAAATCCATAATATTTCCTATACTAAATTTATTAGCAAAAAAATTCTTAGAAGATATTAATGATAGTAAAATAAATGATTTATTTACTAAATGTCATTTTAAAAACAATAAATTTACGCAAATTGATTATGATAAATTAAAAAGTATTATAATTGGAGAAATAACTAAATATGAAATAGAAAACACAGAAGATGGAGATAATATTTTAAAATTCAAATATATTAATTTAAATAATACTGATTATTTATTATTAAATGGTCAAATAAAAACACATTATAAATATATTCCTGCTGAAATATTTATTGACTCTAATTATGAAGAATTAACTAATAATAATCCTGAATTTTTGAAAAAATTATTCAAAAATTATTGTATTGGAGATAATGATGAATTAATAGTTAATACTATAGATGAAAATTTATTAAATTATTATTTAATAGATTATAATGTAGAATTATCTGAAAATATACCCGAATGTAAAAAAGTTTCTATACCATTTTCAGAAGATAATTTTATAAGAATTATGAAATATTTACCAAATAAAAATAAATTAATATTTAATCAATTTAATTATATAGAATATACAGAAAAATATTCAAATGATGACATATTAATATATCTAAAATTTAATAAACTTATAGAAAATAGATTAATAAGTTTTTTTAAAAATAAATATTTAGATGATCCACTATTAAATAATATATTTGAGACAATAACGAATTTAAAAACTTTAAAAGAAAATCAAGAATTAATTAATAATACAACTTTTACAAATAAAATAGATGAAATATCTGTAAAGATAGTTGACACTATAGAAAATTATTTTGAAAATATTGATGAATTATTTGAACAAATATTAATTAATGATAAATATAATCAAAATTTTATAGTGGATAATTTACAAATTAAAAGATTTAAATCAATCCCTATATCTGGATTAAATAATGTAGAACATTCATCTAAAATTTTAAATAAATTAACAACTGATATTGATAACCCATATATATATAAACGGTTAATAGATGATATTTATTATACATTATCATGTATTAAAAATAATAAACATACTTCTAAAATTAAAAAAGGATTATATAAATTAAGTGATGTAAATAATAATTCATTTAATGAATTTTTAACTATTAATAATTTATTATGTCATGATGATTTATTCTTTAAAAGAAGTCAAATAGAATTAGATAATGGTTTGAAATATAAAGGATTTAAACAATATTTTCATGAAAATAATTTAATATATTTTGAAGAATTATACGACTATATAAAAGATTTTAATAATAATTTAGATAAATTAAGAGGTATATCTAATAATTTATTAGATAATGAATTTACATTAAAAATAAATAAATATATATTTGTATTTATAATTAATAAGATTTCTGATTATATTAAAGGTTTAATTGATAGCGAATCAGACATTTATTTATCATTAAATTCTAAATTAATTGAAGTGAATAATGAAGAAATAAATATAGATAATGCAATTATATGTTTGAGTAAATTTTTACTAGATATTTTAATAAATATGTATGAAAAATATTATGATATAAATTGGGTTTATATAAGTGAAGAATTATTAAACAAAGCAGTTATGAAACAAGTATCTAGAGAGAAACAAACTTATTTGAAAAAAACTACACAAATGACCAAAGAACAAAAATATAAAAATGATTTAATGAATGGTATGGGCAAGGGTACTTTGTATAAAGAATCAGAAAAAGAAAATACCAAATATTCTATAAGTGATGAATATGAACAAGAAACGCTTAAAACAAAAAAAGAACTCCTAAACACTGATGATACCACTAATGATACTTATCAAGAAGATGAAGGATATGATACTCAATTATATGATCAAGCAGAACAAGATGAAGGTGAAAGTGATAATTCTTAAGGATTTAAAAAATATTATAATATAAATATGGATATAAAATTTATTTTATTAGTTATTGGTTTATTTATATTTACTCTAGGATATGTTAATCAAAATAAATATAATTGTAATATAAATCCATCATTAAATAAAATACAAGAAAGAGATTTACATAAATTATTTTACGATAATAGTTCATTTTTAGATTATGAAAGAAATATTATAAATGATGATGGTTCAATAGATAGAACTATACGAAATATAGGAGCACGCCAGAAACCTATTATGATAACAAATGGAGATCACGTCATTGGTCGAATTGAAGACCAATCATCTGAATACGGTACAGATTACGGACAGCGATAAAATTATTTACATACTCTATAGAAATAATTAATCCCAGATTTCTCATTATTTCTTGTAATTTTACATAAATCCCCTGGAGATAATCTTATTAATTTAGCAATAATATCATTTTTTAATATAATCGGCAACTGTGAAATATTAGCATTACAATCTTCTAATATTTTCCCTATTTCTTCTTTATTTCTAATGACATCATGTTTCGGTACTAATTTGTGATCTAATAAATTATTTGTTAAAGAATCAATATCTAATATTTGTATATTTTTAAAATGTTTAATATTATATTCATTATTTAATTTAATATTTTTTAATTTTAATCCATTCATTATATCCTTATTCAATCCATTAACTTCTAATTGATTTTGTAATTCTATATTAAAATTATCCATAGCAATTTGAATAGTCTCAGATACTTCTTCGTTAATTATTATTATAATACTATCATTCTCTTTAAAATATTCTTCTTCATATAATTTATTAATATTATCTATTAATGATTTTTTACTAACTTTACCAGCAGTTGAATCAGGAGACATATCTGGGAATTTATAATATACCACATGCAATGAATAGTTTTCAATAATTTTATGTTTTAAACTAAAGTTACAAACAAATCCATATCCGTATTGCTCCAAACCTGAAGTATTACTATAAATACTATCAAGTTCTTTCAATGAATAATCAGATATGGGTATAGTATCCCATTCAGTGCTTAAAATACTCTTTAGAGTATATCTTGACCTATTGATTTTTTCAGTTATTTTCATAATTATATATTTATAATATAATTAATTTTAAATCAAATTTATATTTTATAAAAATATATATATATATGGAAGCATTAATTCATTCTATAGAACATTTATTACATTTTAATAATGAGCAATCTAAATCTTTAATTAATAATAATAATAATAATAATAATAATAATAATAATAATAATAATAATAATAATAATAATTCGGAGATATGTAAAAAACCACAATATAGACCCAATTATTGGAATAATTTAGATTATAATACTCGAGATTATACAAATTGTTATTCATATGCTTTTGATAGATATGAAGTTAATGCTGATAAAAAATTACAACCAGGCGAATTATCTATAGGTAAATTTAATTCATATGATTGTGATGAAATATTAAATAAATTAAAACAAGATTATAATACATATAATATTATTCAAGTTACAAAAGATTATAAACCTCCATGTAATCATTATAAAATTGCTTTAGTTATAGATGATACCGGAGATGAACAAGATTATCATTTCTATAGACAAGATGATGATGGATATTGGTCACATAAACCAGGCAAAGAAAATGTGAGAAGAATGGATGCTTCTGGAAATATGATTACAGATCCAGCACTAGCTGATAGAAATTATGATATACAAGACGATAATACTAATAATGAAACAGATAATAATTATTATAAATTTTGTGGATATTATTCAGTCCCATATGAAGGTGGACCATTTAAAAGATATAATTAATATCTATTTTTTTTTTATAATATAAATAATATATGGACTTTATTACAAATCCGCCTAATCAATTTTATCAAAATCAAGGATATAGCTTTGATAGAGAAGAAAGAAAAACATTAATTATTGATAGTCCACATGCTGAAAATCCTGATCCTCACGTCGTAGATTTATTTGAACCATTGATAATTGATAAATTATCTGATGTATATTTAGAATCTTTTACTACACACCACGCCAACTTTAACACCACTGGCGAAGTCGACGGGGTGAGTTCGGCATTTGTAGTAGATATTAAAGAATTTAATATTAATTCTAATAGTAATAAATCTCATTTATATAATAAAATAGTAATACCTAATGAAGAAGACGCCCCCGATAATGATGCAGTTACAGTCCACAAATCAAAAAAATTAAATTATATATGCTCAATTAACCCCACTAAATTATCTAGATTAAACATAACAATAACTGGTTTAGATAGCAGTACTGGAATGTTTCAGAGTTCCGGTAGATATATTCTTGAATTAGTATTTATTTCTCGCAAATAATTATATATTTATTTTATTAATTTATATTTATATAAATATAAATGGAACCTAATATTTTCGGATTAGACTTCAATGAAGATAATACAAACTATTTATATTTAATAGGTGGATTTATTGTAGTCATTATATTTTTATGCTATTTCTTTATGGATAATAAAAATAATCCATACACAGATAAAATATCTATAAAACAATCTTTAATACCTAATTCAGGTAGAGGTGTGTTTGCTAATAAGGATTTCAAAAAAGGGGAAATAATCGAAGTATGTCCTTTGATTACAGATTATAAAAAGAATTTTGAGAATAGTAAAATAAAAGATTATACTTTTAAAAGTAAATTTAAATCGGATCAAGAAGTTATAGTATTTGGTATGTGTAGCATGTATAACCATTCTAATAAATTTAATGTTCACCATACACAAGATCCAGAAAATATGATATACACAGCATCAAGAGATATAAAAAATGGTGAAGAATTATATGTAAGTTATGGAGTAGATTATTGGGATACAAGAAAAAAATAAATTATTGTTGAGCACATTGTTGTTGCTGCATTCCTGGATTAGTTTCTTCTTGTTGTTCTTCATTTTCTTGTAAAACTTCTTTATATTTTTCATATGAAATATTTGGATTTTTCTCAGTTAATTCATATACTTCTAATTCAGTATCTATTTCATCTATTTTCTTATGAATTTCTTTATTAAATCCTCCGTCTAATAATATTTTATTATCTATAGTTATTTTGTCTGGGAATATAATATTAAATGTTATATATAAATCACCTTTAATCATAGGATTATTTAAATCAGGTAATCCTTCTTCTTCAATACAATGTACTAAATTATTAACTATATTTTTATAATATAATATTCCATTACCTCCTTTTTTACTTTTTAATAAAATATCTATAGATTCTTTATAAAAATATGTTTCTTGTCCCCTAATAATAAATCCTGTAATATTTTCATTTTTAAGTTGTCCTTGTTCTATTACCTTTTTAATTTCTTGTTCATCATTAATCTTGGCTTTTGCAAATGGTTCTAGTGATAATGAACAAATCATATTTTTCCATTCACATTTAGATTCTGAATTTAAATCATAATTATTTGGTTTAATTACATTATTAGATTTCATTAAAATATCTCTATCAAAATGTTTAATAACCATATTAAATCCATTTAATGCTTCAATCAAAGATATATCTTTATTTATGAATAAATCATTTCCTTTTCTAATAAAATATTCATCTTCTAATACTTTAACAATAATATGTAAATCACCTGGTTCACCGTCTAATATATCATCTCCTTTGTCAAATATTTCTATTTTATGATTATTTGGAGTTCCTTTTGGTATAGTTACTCTAATATTTTCAGATACTTTATTTACTCTATATTGTTTACCTTGTCCCCCACAAGTATTACACGGTTGCTGAACTTGTTGGACCATAGGACCCATTCTAATAGTTTGTAATATAATACCTCTTCCTTTACATGGAACACACGTAGAAATATTATCTGTATCAATAGATTTTCTAGTAATAGTAATATTCATATTTTTTCCATTAAATATATCTTTTAATGCTACTTGGATATCTTTCTTTACATTTTGACCTTTTTTATTATTATTACCCATGGGTCCTCCACTAAACATTTGACTAAACATATCATTAGGATTTGGACCATTCCCTTCTGATTCACCAAATTGATCATAATGTTTTCTTTTTGTATCATCGGATAAAGTTTCGAATGCTTTAGATATTTCTTTAAATTTATCTGGATCACCGCCTTTATCTGGGTGATGAATAACTGCTAATCTGCGATATGCTTTTTTAATATCTTTACTGGAAGCATTTTTATTTATTTCTAATAATTTATAAAAAGATTCATTATCTATAGTTTGATTCATAGATTGCTGATTAAAGAACATAATTATATAATAAAATATTGATTTATTTTTAAATCAATTAAAAAAGTTTTTAGAGTTAGATATTAATATAATGACAACGATTAACATACAAAAATTTAATAATATTTTTTGATTATCAGTTAAATTATATTTATCTATTAAAGCATTATAAGTTTCCCAAGTGAATATCCAAAATAATATAGTTAATAAAAAATTATACCAACGATTCAATTTCATCTATATATATTTCTATAGATAATTATCTTTTTTTAAAAATAGTTTATTTTAAAACATTATGATAAGTTATCCCGATGTCTTTTAATTCTTCATCTTTCCATAATGAATAATCTTCTTACCTTAGAGACATCAATAATTTGTTTAACCGGTCAAACATTTGAATGATAACCGGTGATTCAGATATTGTTTCAGATTCCATATTTTTATTATAGATATGAATTGTTTTTTTAAATATGTTTTAGTAAATTATATTAATTTGTGTATAACTTATGATAGAGCGAGGGCAAATTTATCCTGATCTGTGGGTGAGATGACACCCACTGGTACATTGAAGGGTTTAAATACAATAAAAGGCACTAAAGCACTTGCAACTTCGGCAAAGGTACCTCCTTCCTTCTGTCCATTAAGATCTGAACCGAAGGAGTGCTTAGATGATATTATTGTCATATGGATATCTCTATCTGTGGTTGTTACTCTTATGCCGGCAGATGCTTGAAACTCGGCGCGCGCCGCGATTTGCTGTGCGGTCATACCTATATCACCTGTGACCACCATACAGGTTCCTTTGGCAAGACCACTCGTGCCGTCGTCGGTCTCCTTCACAGAATCGGGGTCAAATATGATGATATCGTCTGCTCCGGGAACGGTGCCGAGCGCGCCGGGCCCACCCGCCACCGTACCCGCGCAAAAACCCGTATTATTATGAACATCTGACATATCCCCCACATCCTTAACACAATAATACCCTACATTCAACAGAATTGTATTAGCTGGTTGTGTTATAGCGGGGATGGGGAGAAATGTCACTGTTGTTGGGATCGAAAACAAAGGACCAAATATAATATTTTGTGTATTAAGTAAAGTGCTACCTAAGACCGTGGTAGAAGATCCAGTCGAAAGTAATGTACTTTTCATAGTAAGACTACCATCCATAGTAAGACTACCATCCATAGTAAGACTACCATCCATAGTAAGACTACCATTCATAGTAGTATCCCCTGTGATATTTAATGCAGTCTGTGCCGCCACTGTGGTAATATTAAGAGCAGAACCACCACTCAAACTCTGCGCAATAATTTCTACAGCATTGCTGCCACCCGTTGCGGCAGATGTAAAAATTGCTGAACCCGTAACATTTACATCTCCTCCAACAACCACCCCACCTGTGGTATTTAATGCAGTCTGTGTCGCGTCGGCGGCGGTAATATTAAGAGCATAACCACCATCCAAACTATTCGCAATAATTTCTACAGCATTGCCATCCGTTACGTCAGATGTAAAACTTGCTGCACCCGCATCCGACCCTGTTCCTGAACTTACTACTACTAAGGTTTTTTCTGTGGCGTCGGTACCGCCTGTGTGCCTAACCTCTAGCAATCCTCCGGATGTTTTATCGCCGCTGCTTGAACTTATACTTAAGCCGGTGCCCTCAGTAAGATGGTCCGCTATAATTTCTACAGCATTGCCATCCGTTACGTCAGATGTAAAACTTGCTGCACCCGCATCCGACCCTGTTCCTGAACTTACTACTACTAAGGTTTTAGATGCTTGGCCGGTTGGGCCACCTGTTTGTATAACCTCTAGCAATCCTCCTCCTGTTTTATCGCCGCTGCTTGAAGTTATACTTAAGCCCTTGCCTGAGGTAAGATGGTCCCCATTGATCGTGGCGATGTCTGAGGCGGCGGACGCAGAAAGTCCCACTAAATTTAGATCTGTGCCGGCTTGACCATTATTCAATTTCACCACTTCTAAATTCTCAACTTGTAAATTCTGAAAGTGTCCATCTTTTAAACATCCAGTTTCAGCCATATTTTATAATATAACATAGAAAAAAATTTTGGAGAAATTAACGAAATTAATTAATTAATTTTAAAAAATATTTTAAAATTAATTAATTAATTAAATAATTTCTCTGAAATTTTTTTCTATGTTATATTATAAAAACATAATGGGAGGAGGATTAATGCAATTAGTAGCTTATGGAGCTCAGGACATCTACCTTACTGGTAACCCGCAGATTACTTTCTTCAAAGTTGTCTACCGCAGACACACTAACTTCTCTATGGAGTCTATCAAGCAAACTTTCAATGGACAAGTAGGTGCTGTACCGTCTACTGTTACAGCCACAATCTCTAGAAATGGTGATTTAGTTCACAGAATGTGGTTAGATGTTACGATGGACTCTCAACAACGGGGCAGCGGCAGTGGTTATTCAAACTGGACTAATAATACCGGACACGCTTTTGTTAAAGAATGTGAAATTGAAATTGGTGGTCAAAGAATTGATCGTCATTATTCTCAGTGGTTAGATGTTTATAATGAATTAACTGATCATGAAGAATCTGAATGGATTGGTCTTAATAAACACGCTACTAAAAACGTCTATTTGAAATCAGGGGGTGCTACTGGAATGAATAGTCATCTTCAATTATATATTCCTCTTCAATTTTGGTTCTGCCGTAATCCGGGTCTGGCATTACCTTTAATTGCCCTTCAATATCACGAAGTTAAAGTTAAACTTACAACTAGAGGAATGGATGGATTAGTTAATGGTGATTCTAGTTTAAATACCACCGGCCACCAAAAACCTACCGATTGTGATTTATATTGTGATTATATTTATCTTGATACTGATGAAAGACGTAGATTCGCTCAAGTATCCCATGAATACTTAATTGAACAAGTACAAAAAGAATCAAAGACTACTACTGTGGCTAAAAGTGCTGTAAATTTAAGCCTGAATTTCAACCATCCTGTTAAAGAATTAATATGGGTCGCTCAAGATACTACATTAGGATCTGAAGCGTCTATAGGTGTCCGTGACGCCACACTAAATACAGCAGAATCTCACGGAAACGGAAATGATTATTTCAATTATGGATGTTTTGGACAACAAGGCAACCATGAAGTTATTGGAGGTACATCTGCTTCAAATGAAGCATTTTCTACAATGAAACTTCAATTAAATGGTCATGATCGTTTCAGTGAAAGAAAAGCATCTTACTTCAGGACTTGCCAACCACAACAACACGGTCACAAAGTCCCTTCAAAACACATTTACAGTTATTCATTTGCTCTTAAACCTGAAGAACATCAACCATCTGGAACTTGTAACTTCTCTAGAATCGATAATGCTCAAATGATATTAGGTATGGTACCAAATGCAACAGTTGTCACCGTCTACGCCGTCAACTACAATGTCCTTCGTATCATGTCCGGTATGGGTGGTTTAGCTTACAGTAATTAAGTTAATTAATCGTGTAACTTTATACTTTTTTTTATATTTATAATATATATTATATAATGGGTGGAGGATTAATGCAACTTGTCGCTTATGGTGCTCAAGATATTTATTTAACTGGTAATCCCCAAATCACTTTTTTTAAGGTTGTATATAGGAGACATACAAACTTTTCTATAGAAGCAATTCAACAAATATTTGAACAAAGTTCTGATAATTTATACTTAGGAGGAAAGAAGACAGTCCTTATATCTAGGAATGGTGATTTAATTCATAAAATATGGTTAGAATGCAAACTGCATTGTAAATCACCCTTTATGGGGGAGGCGGATACGCCAGGTACCTACGTAAATTGGACAAATAATACAGGTCATGCTTTAATAGAAGAATGTTCTATAAGAATAGGTGGTCAGGAAATGGACAAACATAGTTCAAGGTGGTTAGATATATGGAATGAATTAACAGATCATGACGAAGCAGATTGGTTAGGTCTAAATAAACATGCTGCTAAAAACGCTTATTTAAACTCACAGGGACCTTTGTCCAGTGAAGACAGTATATCTTTAAAATTATATATACCTTTGCAATTTTGGTTTTGTCGTAATGTAGGATTAGCATTACCATTGATTGCTTTACAATATCATGAAGTTGAATTAGATATTAAATTTAGAGAAATAACTGCTTTGATAAATACAGATTATAAAGGGACTTATGTCCCTGATCATTCCTCTATAAATGTAAAAGTATTTGCTGATTATATATATTTAGATACAGATGAAAGGAGAAGGTTTGCTCAAGTTTCACATGAATATCTTATAGAACAAATACAATATAAAGAAAATGATAAATCTAACACTAACTTTAGAATTGACTTTAATCACCCAGTTAAAGAAATTATATGGGTTCTTCCTAATAGTCATCATGGTCTGAAATATAGTGACAGTAGTAAAAATATAGACGCTAGAATAGAAGAAGGGACTCATAGAAATGATTATTTTAATTATAATGCGAGTAATAATAGTAAATATATTGAATATATATGTGGACAAAGATCTTATGAGGGTTTTAATAGAGGGACTATTAAATTAAATGGTCATGTGAGATTTAAAGAAAGGGACGCTAGTTATTTTAGAATATGCCAACCACAACAAGCGGGTCATAAAATACCTACTAAACATATTTATATGTATTCATTTGCTCTAAATCCAGAAGAACATCAACCATCAGGCACTTGTAACTTCTCTAGACTAGATAATGCTCATTTATCATTTAATCAATTAAATAATAATGAGGATAATCAAAACATTAATATTTATGTAGTAAGTTATAATGTTCTTAGAATTATGAGTGGGATGGGTGGTTTAGCATATAGCAATTAGTAATATATTTAAATAATGTCTAACAAATAATACAATGTATTTTGTTTAGGGGATTCTTTGGATTTTTGTTAGATTTCTTAACAATTTCCTCAGGTTTCTTAACAATTTCCTCAGGTTTATTTACCATCTTCTCAGGATTCTTCACAATTTCCCCGGATTTATTTACCATCTTCTCAGGTTTCTTCAAAATTTTCCTCAAATCTGTTTCGCCTAAATTTAGTCTCTTATTTCTTATAGTGTTCCTAATAATAGGTTCATCTTCTTCTAATAATGAATCATATAGTTCTTCATATTTTTTCCACAAATTATCCTTAAATTCTAATCTCAATTCTTTCCATAATTCGGGCACATGGTCCATATTCATACTTATATTTATATTTACTTATATATAATTCAAATTTGATTTTATTATTACCATAATATCTACCATAAATATGAGCGAAGATCAAAATCTATCTGTTATATATAATATATTACAAATTATAGCTGGATTTTCTATATATATTTTATGCTTGGGATGTTTATACAGACGAGCAAAAAGTCAAGAAAATAATGCTCAAACCCTTACAAATGTTACTAAAGTAAATATTGGACAAGGGTCTATCCTACCTATCTAAATTTAATATAATAAGGATATAATATAATAAGGATATAATATAATAAGGATATAATATTAAATTTAAAGAATATATATATTATATAATGGATTACAATAAATTAGATATTCATATAAATAATTATAGAACAGATAATATAATAGCATTGAAAGAACTATCACTAACAATACTATTCAATTATATTATATTATATATAAGACATGATATTAATATTATATTGTGGACATTTTTAAATACACTTATATTAGTAAAATGGTTTATTATATTTCATGATACTGGTCATAATTCTTTTTTCTCTAACAAAAAAATAAATAAATATATACAAAAAATTGTATCATATTTAATATTTACACCATCCAAATGGAAAATAACCCACATCTATCACCATAATAATAACGGAAAACATATAGAATATAATGAGACTATATTTATGACTAAAAAACAATATGATGAATCATCTAAAATAAAAAAAATAACATATAATATTTTGAGACACCCAATTATATTTTTCATATTTATCCCATTTATTAATTGGTTCATAATTTATAGAACGCCTATTGAATCTAATAAATGGATAGATATTTATAATAAAATAGAAAATACTATATTTAATATCATATTAGTTTATATCATATATAGTGATTATTTTATTTATTATTATATATCAGTATATTGTTCCGCATTTACAGGTTTGATTTTATTTCATTTACAGCACACTTATGAAGATAGTTATATATGTGTTAATGATAAAGTATGGAATAAATATGAAACCGCTTTAAAAGGTTGTAGTCATTTAAAAATACCATATATATTTAAATGGTTCACAATGGGAATAGAATACCATCATATCCACCATTTAAATTCAAAAGTTCCAGGATACTTATTAAAAAAATGTCACGATGAAGCACCTAAACATTTTTGGAAAGATGTCACTTATTTAAATTATAAAGATATTTTCAAGTCTCTAAAACTAATGCTTTATGATGAAGATAATGGAATATTTATTTAAATTTGATATTATTTTATAGAAATTATATAATAAATCTCAATGGTTTTTAATAAAAAAGATCAATGTATAATTTGTTTGGAAGATTGTTCTAATAAGTTATGCGAGTGTGATGCTTTTATGCATAATCATTGTCTAATTAAATGGAATAATAGTATTTACAATCCCAATAGTTCTACTTGTCCTCACTGTAAAAAAAACATTAAGATAAAAGAAAAAAAAAACTATCCCAAAATTATATATATTTATATATGTAAATTTATAAATAATGTTATTCAATATTTAAAAAATTTCACATTAACTTCTATTAATTTTATGAAAGAGTTGTGTAATACTTTATTTAATATTTTAATATTTATAGTATTTTGTATTATTATTCCAGATATAGTTGGTATAATACTTTTCTCTTTATATTATCTATATAATATTGACAATATTGATTTAACATATATTGATTATATTATTAAAAATATGATAATGACATGGTTTTCTGGATTTCTAAACATGTTAGTTATTGTTCACATATGGGCTAGATGTAAGGCAGGCGAGTGTCACTTTGATGATGATTGAGAATTGCCGTTGGCTCTCCAGAGAACAATTCTGCGACAATAGTGCCGACACATGCACTGACAAATACCTGCGGTCCGCATATTCCTATGCTTATCAACACTAGATCCACCATTACTAGGGTATTCCTTGAGTTCGTTGATGTTACTGGGTCTATCTGTTTGATGACGCTCACAGCAATTACACTTAGAAAGTATGTCCAGATAAGCAGGTCCATTATCTTTTATATCCTTGATACATTTATCTGCTGCTGGACCAATATCTCCCTTATTTTTAAGTTGTCCGGCGCGAAACCAAGCGCGGTGCAATTTGTCAGCCAATTCCATCTTATTCTTATTATGTAAATAAATTACATCGGGATTTCAAATTTACTTTGCATTCTTTCTGTAAAAATCTCTGCTTTCCCATTGTTTATTATATGGGATGGTTTTATGAATTGGTTTTTTTGTTACTTGTAGTTCCGGATACACGGTTTTATTAATGAATTTATATAGATCTTTATTCACAAATAATTTAGAGAAATCACGAATTTCCCATTTTTCGAATACTGGTATTAATCGAAATCCCCTAAACATTTATTACTATTATATAATATTTGATATTTTTTTATATACTTTAATTTTTTATTATGGTAAGAATCTGTAATTAATGATCTAAAAATTTTATAAAGGAACATGAAAACTCTCTCATTAATAATAACATTACTTACTATATTTTTATATTGAAAATATTTCATATATGTATATAAAATCATATAGATAAAAGGCGTTCTCAAAAATAATAATAATGATATTCTTTTATATTTGACATAATTTTTACACATTCCTAAAACAGGGATAATTATTAATGAATGAATCATATTTATTATTATTATTATTATTATTATTATTATTATTATTATTATAATTATAATAATTATCTTAAATATTTATAAAATTTTATATATAAATAATATATTATATGAAAGATTCATTAAAATATGGTTTGATTGGATTATCTATTACACCTATTATAATATTAATGGTTATATATTTGGTGGCATTTGTATTTGTGTTATCTTTTGATAAAAAATCCACATGGCGCGATGATTTTATACATGCTTATGAAATTTCTTATATGATAATATCATTAATATTGTCCGGATATCAAACTAGAGACAAAAATAATATAAATAATAATAATGTATCTTATTATGATAATTATTTATAAATTTGAATATTACAATTTTGTTAATAAAAATATGTTGAGTATTGAAGAAACTAAATTAATTGATTGGTTAAAATCTATTGGTATTTCAACTATGTATATTTATAAAATAAAAGAAATATTTAATGAAGAAGGTATTAAATTTTGTCGCAAAACTATGAATTGTTTTACAACAGAAGATATTAAAAAATATGTAGAACAGATGAAAATAAACGAAGAAAAACAATTTTTAACCAACTTATTAGAAGATTGTCCTGGTGTGGATGTATCTGCTGCAGTTTCCGAATTAATGAATAGGTAATGAACAAGTCCAGGATCTATCACCACACGAATCATATGCTATCATAGATACACTATTTTTATTAAAGTCTGAAATACATTGAGTATTAGTTGGACATTCTTTTTTTCTATCAATATGTTCCTGAGAATTATCCTCACAAAATCTATAACAAATATCTCCAATATTCAAAGGAGATCTTTTATAATATGATGTACATTCAGATTCCCCCGGGGAAAAACAATACATCCTTGTGCATGCCCCTATTTTTCCATTATTAACTGAACAAGTATTACAACCATCATACCATGAAGCACAATTACTCGGTATTTTCCCGACACATTTGCCATGATCATCCCTTTTTTCATTAGGGGAACACGGTTCTGAACATGTCCCAGGAGCATCTGCTATCATAGGTCCCATTGTATTTACGCATTCTAATCCATCCATACATCTGGTTTGATATTCAGGAAGAGTATATCCTCCACACGATTCACCAGTAATTGATTTATCAATGCATTCGCGTGGTTGTAATCTTCGCCCCCCTAGTCGATAGGGTTGAGAACCCATATCTCTACAAAATTGACCACTATTACAATCAGTATCCTGATTACAATCACCTTGATTACTACAATCATATGATGGACAGGATGTTAAGCATCCACATTCATCAGTTTGTGTTACCAACCTACATGAGTCCATATTTATATCACCCATATAAGGCATAGGACAAGGGGGTGATGGAGGACACACCCGGCGCGATGTACAGTCGTTCTCCTGATCAATATTATGAATTAATGGATATACTGGTTTTTCTGAAATACAATCCGTTTCCCATGACCTTATACATGAATTAGTTTGCTCACACCATGAATATCCACCATCCAATACACAACCATGATCATCTCTTTGGGAACCTGCCAACATTTGTCCTTGAACATTACTAATAAATAACATATTTACTAACAACTTTAACATTTTCATTTTATAATATATATATATAAATTAATCTTAAGTATTTATGGTTTCATTAATCAACTTGATATATATTTTGATACATATCTATCATAGGTATTCTTATACCATAACCTTTTACTGTATATTTTTTACCTTTCTCTAATTTATTATATTCTTCTGCTCTATTAAAATCTAATTTGAACCATACATTCCCTGATTGATATATATTATTATCAGTATCTACTATATTATAATTAGATCCACTTCTTCTATATCTGGTATATTTATCTTTTATTGTAATAGTTTTTTCAAAATGTGTTATATAATACAATACAATATTAAATATTATTGATCCAACTATTATTAATAATAATATAAGATTAAAACGATGAAAATATAACAAATCTAAAAACTTATTCATATATATATATATATATATATTATATAATATTTTATGTTTTTGGTATATTTATTAAAGAGTGATAATAAATCTTATATAGGATATACAAATGATTTTTTTAGAAGATGGAAACAACATAATTGTATTTTAAAAGGTGGTGCGAAATATACCACTAGAAATAATAAACATCCTTGGGAACCTATTTGTATTATTGATGGATTTATTTGTAAAAAAGAAGCAATGCGGTGTGAATGGAAATTAAAAAGAGCAAGAGGATATTTAAATAGGATAAAATATATTGACTATATATTTAATAATGAAGAAAAATTTACAAAAAATGGATCAGAAATAAAATCTTTAAATTTAAAAATCTACTCTAAAAAAGAATACTATAAATATTTTAATAATTTAGAATTAAGAGAATTGGAATGGTTTTAAATTATTTAGTTAGAATATGCTAAACCACCCATACCAGACATAATGCGGAGGACATTGTAGTTGACAGCGTAGATATGTGAGTCGGTTGTCTGACTGGTGACATCTGCTAAATTTAATTCAGCATTGTCAATTCTGGAGAAGTTACAAGTGCCAGATGGTTGGTGCTCTTCGGGTTTGAGGGCGAAGGAGTATACACCGATGTGTTTGGCGAGCTGGGAGGTGCGGGCCTCAGTGATAATATTATTATTAAGTTTATGAATTTTGAAAGTTGGATGCGCGTCGTTCGCATTTGTTATAACTGTAATTGTTTCTAGGATGTTGCTGTCGGTCGCGGTGAGAGTTCTAGAGTTAATTAAAGGACTTGTAACAGGAATTGTTCCGCTGTCCGCCTGCGCCACATCATCTGTAACAGTAGTTAAGTATATCTCGCCTTCTGAACCAGCGATTTCTGTGAAGGCGGCGCCTTCGCCGGCGGCGTTCACTTCGCGCGCGTCACCCAAAGTACCGGTAATACCATGATCGACGGTAGGTCCATTCGCCGGGACAACGCAGATCACGATTGCTAAAACATCGCCTTTTTTAAGATTTACGCTAGAGAAAGGTGTGTTGCCCGTCAAAATTGCCTCACTAAAAGTAATCCCGCCACTAGTCTGTGATACCGTAGTCACAGACTCACTAGTACCTACTAAAGATAATTGGTTTAATATTTGACTCCTGGCAGCACTCGGTAAATTCTGGCGGGGAACAGCAGTGTGGTAATCAAATGGTTGTTGTAACTCAAAGTATTCTGCTTCTCTTTGACTGAAACGTTCATGTCCATTTAATTTTAATTGTGCGGCACCTGCTGAACCCGTAGTAGTCCAGATAAGTTCTTTAACCGGATGGTTAAAATTGAGTTTTTGAGCAGATTGGTACGAAATCGATTGTTCTTGAACTTGTTCAATAAGGTATTCGTGTGATACTTGAGCGAATCTACGTCTTTCGTCAGTGTCTAGGTAGATGTAATCACAGAATAAATTTAACCCTTGTCCGGCGTTAGCACCCTCGCCTAATGAAAATTTAACTTTAACTTCATGGTATTGAAGGGCTATTAATGGAAGAGCAAGACCTGGATTGCGGCAGAACCAGAATAGAAGTGGGATGCTGATATATTTCACCCCTGATGTCGTCACATTCCCAATGAGACCTTGCATAGATTTAAGACCAATTGCTTTAGATTCAGGGACAGAAAGTTCATTCCAGGTATTCATCCAATCAATTGTTTGTTTATCAATTCTTTGACCACCGATCTCTAATTCTACTTCTTTAATAATTGTTTCTGGATTGGTGATAGTGTTGGTAGTAGTCTGAACAAGATACATCTTGTAAACTAAATCACCATTTCTGGAAATAGTGCATACAGGGTTGCCGCTCGGTCCTGCTTGACCGTTGAAAGTTTGTTGGATAGACTCCATGGAGAAGTTAGTGTGTCTGCGATAGACAACTTTAAAGAAAGTAATTTGTGGGTTACCAGTAAGGTAAATATCTTGTGCACCATAAGCTACTAATTGCATTAATCCTCCTCCCATTTGTTTTTATACTATAGCATAGAAAAAATTTTAAAAAAAATTAATTATTAAAAATAATTTAATTCTATAGATATTATGAATAAACAATTAATTAGTAAACCTGTTATTGAAAATATTTATGAAAATATAAAAAATAAAATTAAAAATAATAATAAATTAATTAAATTATCTATAATAATTGTTGGTAATCGTCAAGATTCTTTAACATATGTAAATATAAAAAAGAAAAAATG